ATATCAACGGTTGCAGAGTGAGACAGTCTATCAGCCCTATCTAGAGCAATGTTGTTAGTAATTCTATCATCAATCCACGCTTCTACTGCTTCAATTAAAGTCTTCATTATAGTTGCCCTGCCATTAGCGTTCCTGAATCATAAGGTTCAGCATAGTATCCATACTTGTGTAGCATAGTACTTAGCTCTATATGTACATCTCTTTCTTCGTTCCAGTAATCAAACAGCGGCATACCATCTGGAGCTACGCCATCTTCTGAGCCTTTAAACCACATGCCACTATAAGATTCAGAGCGATCATAAAACTCCATACTATCAACTGCATTTAACTCTGGAAACTTCTCGTTTAATAGATCTATTACATCTTTGTGGGTCGTTGCTTTTATTGCGTCAGCCCATGCTTTTTGTATCTTCAGTGTTAAATTTTTCATTAAACTTCTCCTTAATTAATTACCCTACAAAGTAATCGGTTGTGTTGCTGGCGATGATAGATTCGTAGCCGTCAGCCTTGTATTTTTCCGCTATTTCTTCGGCCTGCTTTTTGCTGAGTGGAGGTGGGTTACGGGCTTCTTCAATGCAGGTAACGCCCCATTGCTTCCACAATCTTTTTCCTGGCAATTTATAATTAACTACATACGTCATGTTCATATTGATCTCCTATGCCCCCGAAGGGGCTGTTGGTTTATGCAGCCTTCTGCGCTGCGAACAATTCTTCTGCCCTGGCCTTGAGCTCTTCAATCTTAGAAGACCAATCCTTGGGCTCTCCAGTGCAAACGTAAGGCTTACTCCAACCGCCGACATTGATGTCGGTGTAGTGTGAACGGAAGAAGTAGTCAGTCATTGAGTCGTCCTCACAGAAATATTTTGGTCCTTTCATGGCTTCAACCAGCTCAGTAAGGAAGGCGACAACGGTAGGATTAGACTCATAAGTCTCGCCAATCCAATACTCATTGACCTGACGGTATTTATCGGCGAGCCTAGCAGCAACGGTCAAGCAGTCATAAGGATTACACTCAAGGTCCTCCCTGGCATTAACTAACTGACTCTCATGGCCGGCACCTACAATATCCAAAGGACCAGACTTGATATTGACAACAAGGGTAGAGTGGTGACGAACACCGATAGTGCCCTTCATGCCGTACTTTTTTAAGACCGCTTTGATAGCGGGAGCAAGTTCTTTTTTATCTTCCTGGGTAACACAAGCCATAATCTTCTCTCTCTATTTAGTTAATTAATTACTACATAGCTATATTCACATATATCGTGTCGTTGTGCAAGTCTTTGCACAAATATATATAGAATAAAAAGATATATAAGCTAAAATCCTTATTGCTTATTGGTCTAACTGCAGTGTGCAAATATGTGTACAACGACACGATATATGCTATTATATGTATGTAGGGTAATTAATCAATTTGAGGAGAGAGTGAGATGGGGCAAGCAATAGACATGTTCGGTAACGAGGTCCAGGAAAACCCAGGTCCAGCTGCGAAGATCAAGTTTCAGTTAGAGTTCATGGCCTTTATGATGCAGTGCGGTAGAGACCAGGAGGCCACTGCTGCCTTCAACAAGGCAATGGCCTTGTGTAATGAGATGATAGAAGCTGAGGGGGGTGAGTGATGATTACTGTTGAGATGGATACCTTTCACTGCAAAGGTGCGAAGAACGGCCAGGATGACTTCAAGGTCATGCGGTTCCCCAACTGGGACCTGGCTTGTGAGTGGGCGGGCACTCAAACGATGGATGTGATGTGCCCCTTTGTTGTTCTTGAAATGCGTAATGCAATTACTGGTCAAAAGGAGTGGTTCTAATGAATTTACAAAACATGTTGAAAGAGTTGCCAGCTATCCAGGTCGAGGATTACGTAAAGGTTGACGGCAAGTATGATTGGGTTCAGGTTGATATCCTTCCTGAAGCCTGGGTCAATGATGGTCAGCTGCATGTCTCTGGGGAGAATGGAGACGGCTTGGTAGATTACGATGGCTACGAGTTTAATGGATACCTTCCATACATTCACCCCGACCTTGAGGTTTGGGCAGAGAAGAAAGGGATGTATTGGGAGTGGGATAGCCCAGGCAGCATATGTTTGGCGCAATAATAAATCAATTAAGGGAGTGATTATAATGGGTATGACATATTTAACAGAGTTTGAAGCAGGGGACACCATCGTTCTAGAGGGTGAGCGGATCAATGGATACGGTCACGAATGGAAATTAGTTGTTAGTTGGGTGGACTGGGGAAACAGGGACAGTGAGTTCGAGGAAGCGCCCGATATGGTATTCACCAACGGCTACTGTTTTTCTGGCGACACTCTCTACTCCAAAGCAAACGGAGGCAAGAGAGTAGGTCGGTTCTTTTATGGATTCATCAAGGAGGTAGTGTAATGAAAGCAAAAGCGTTAATGGAAAATTTAACTGAGGTTCCACCTGGATATGTGTATTGGGGTTGGACAGCCACGGTCAATGGTAGGGGGGTAGGTACTTGTTCAAGCAGACATGGACCAATGAGTTTTGATTCTTTTGTCAAAGAATATCCAAACGAACACGTTGTCGAATCTTTAGTGTTTGCGCCCGTGTTTAATGAAGGGTTGGATGATGAATATCTTGATTACGGAAAACATATAAAAGTGCAAACTAGAGAACACAAAAATAAGGAGTTAGTGTGATGGGTATGTTAGTTAATGTTTATCGAAACGATCTTGGTGACTGCACCGCAGGCGGTATCAGCGCCACCGCAAAGCAGTTATGTCTCACAAATGTTGAGGGGCCGTTTGAGCCCGACGAAGACAGCCCCGCTGCAGTCTTGGTTATGGCTGAGCCGATAGGTGGCAGCAAGATCTTGAGAATTGAGCCTGAAGATGACGGTGGCAAGTGGACGATGTTTGGTGGAAACTATGCAGCGACCAGCGACAGTCGTTTTAGCGAAAAATGTAGAGAACTTTTAGGCAGCAGCTGGTATGGTGCGGTAGCGATACATGACAGAATCGAGGGCTAATTATGATGTACGTTGGGTATAAATTTAAGATAGATGATGCCGGCATTGACTTCAGCGAGAGCGATGGATATGACGGAATTCAAATGCCAGCAGGGTACGACGTTGGTGACATATTTACCCTAATTGTAACACCTGAAGGTGGTTTGTTTCTCAAGAAAATTGAACGTGAAGGTGTTCATTGATGGCCGGCAGAGACTGGCCAGATCCTGACTGGCATCACGGCGACCTAGACTGGGTTGACGCTGATGATGATCTGGAGGAGGAGGAGGAGCCAGAAATATTTGTGTTACAATAGATCACCCCCCCTTATTTTGCCCCATTACTGGGGCTTTTTTTAGCCATACGCTTGGCGTATTCTTCCAGGTTTTCCCCAAACATTTTCTCAAACCACTGGGCCCAGGTTCGTCTGCCGCTCGGCACTATCTGCATTCTTCTCTTCCAGGTCATCCTAGCAGCATGATACTTCTTCTGCTGCGCCCAAAGGTCCTCTTTTTGCTGCTCAGCCTTAGTAAATATCACCGACATCAAACTCCCTGATTCCATCTTGGTTGTACGGCAGGTAAATATCGCTCTCCCTGCAGGCCATCCCAATGGCTAAAGCCTGTTCATTCTTAGCGTCAGCATAAGCTATGGCTTCATCTGACAGGGTGTAGATAGCAAAAGGATAGGGCGCCATCTTCTCCTGAGCCAGGAAGTAAAACTTTGCAGTGGGTAGACCAACGGCTCGGCAGCCGGCAATATAATAAGCAGCCTGCTGGTGATACTTAAACGTGTTGATTGCTGACTTAAAACCCCTGGGTGATGCATCTCTGCAGGTCTTTAAATCCCATATGTCAGTGCCGGTGTGCCAGTCTAGTTTGCCCTTACACGGCTGTCCCATCCATTCCCAGCAGAGTGTTAGTTCAACACGGTGCTCAGGCTTAGGGATGAAATCTGACACCACCTCGCGCCTTTCCATACACACCTCATACATATCTTGCTTGCAGGGTGTTTTGATTCCCACAGTGGAAAGCCAATCCTGGTACTCATCCTTTCCAACCTTGGTTCGTCGGTCCACATTAGGTTCCAGGGCAAACTCATCATGGAATTTATGATGCTCCAGGAACACAGTGTGTTGGACCCTGCCTTCTAAGAGAGCGGGGGAGTTGTTGAACTTACGATTCTTCCAGGTAAAAGGACATTTGGCAATTGAGGTCAGGTCGTGGGATCTCCACGCTGGTATCGAGTCATAGGTTGGGTAGTCAAGGTCTTCATAAATGCCTACTTTAAAATCCATACTAATCTTCCCTGGGGTCGTCCCCCATTGAGTAACGTAAATACCAAACTGATTTGGCCTTGTCTTGGTTAGCGTCGTTGTACAGCTTTTTGCCGCAGCGCCATTGATACTTAAAGGCTGCAATCTCACTGTAGTCTTGGACCCGCTCCTGGCCAAAGGCTGCCACCATAGCGTCAATACATTCTATGGATGAGTCAGAGTAGTGTGCTGGTGAGTTGACCATATCATGGGCTTCTCCCATCTCTACATCTAACGTGCTTGGCTGCAAACTTGCCAGCTCATAGGACCAGTGTTGGTCAACCTGGCTTGCGGTTAGCTTTTTGTAGCTGCCTATCCTGACTGCATCTCCAGCCATTGCCCTGGTCCAAACACCAGGACTGACGCCCAGGTGCTCTGCCATCGATGTATTACTCAGGCCATGAGCCCGCTGAAATACCAGCAGATCATTGGCCTCATTCGCGCTTAGTTTTGTCTTCATAAAAGCTCCTAGAATGGTATATCTTCGTCATCAATTAACGGCGCAGCTGCCGCCTCTTTAGCTGGCTTCGATGTCGCTGCTGCCTGGTCTGCTGCCATTGCTTCAAGTCCACCTGGCTTAGGTGTTTGCACTGGCGCCGGCTTGCCTTTCTTCATAGCTGCTGCAACCTCAAAACATGGACGCACCTGGTCCTTGTCAGCCTCATCACAACCAGAGATACGCCACTGGATAAAGCGCGGTAGCTCTTCATAAACATCACAAGCAGCCTTGCTGCCCTCGCACTCTTCACCGGAGAATTCTTTGCAGTATTCTTCCAGGTCAAATACTGACGTTGGGTTGGTTGTTGTTACTCTCTTTGCGCCATTGTCAGAGCAGAATATGCCATCGACCTTGGCGTTACCGTTACTGTTAAGGACCACGTTGATCTTACAGGTAACACCCAACAGCTTGGTTAGGTCGAATGCTTTGAGCTCTTCTTCAGAGAAGGGCTTGTTTCTCCATGCCTGGAGGTCACGACGTAAATTAGATCTCTCATTGAGTGACAAAGTATATCCGTGAAAGATAGAATACGGTCGGCCATCATTGAGGGTGAGCTCAGGGATCTCCCAGAAGATATAAATCTTATGCTTCTTGGATATCTCGCCTTTGTAATCTTCCTCAGCTGTTCCTGCATCGACTAATCGATAGCAGATAGCCTCGTAAGAGCCTGGGGGTACTGTCTCGAAGGATGATTCTCCTCCACTTCCTGCGCTTGCTGTGAGTGCCATTTGCAAATTCCTCTCGTTTAGGGTTGTTGTTTGTAATAGTTTGCACTATTCTACACATTCTAACGGAGGGATCAACCTAAAATGTCATTTATAGTCGGCGAGACAAACCAGAAAGATTACACAAGGCCCATAACGGGCAACTTTAGACAAGAATTTGAAGCGTTCTTGGCTGAGAATGGCCTCAGCTTAGACCAGAAGAAGGGCCTGCTAGTTGATGGCAGCATTGGTAGAGCATATATGGATGTCGATGGTAAGCATAAGCTCACCGGCTGGTATCAATTCTGGGCAGACCAGACTATACCCTTTGGTCGCTGCGGTGACTACCGAATCGATAGTGCCAACCCAACATCTACCTGGCGACCTAATAACAGTGGTAACTATAAGATGACTGATGAGCAGCGGGAAGAGATTAAGCTGCTGCAGGATGAGGCCCAGGCTAAGAAGGAAGAGCGCAACAACAGAGCTGCGAAGCGCAGTCAAAATATCTGGGAGGCTGCTGCTGCCTGTACAGAGCATCCATACCTAACCAAAAAGAATGTAGAGAGTCACGGTCTGAAGCAGCATGCTGATGGTCGGATGATGGTTCCGCTCTTGGACCAGGCGCTCACAATCGTTGGACTGCAGTATATCGACGACGACGGGGGCAAGATGTTCCTGACGGGTTCCAAGAAGAAGGCGAGCTTTTTCATCCTGGGCCAGGACCTATTGAAAGATGCACACACCATTAACTACTGCGAGGGGTATGCCACTGCTGCCAGTTACTACCAGGATATGAAGCAGCCGGTGGTAGTGAGCTTTGATGCGTACAACTTAGCGCCGGTTGCCGAGGTTATATTCGGACATTTTGCCCAGGCTAAGCATGTCATCATAGCTGACTTTGATGACAATGCGACTGGCGAGAGGGAAGCAATTAAGGCTGCCCAGGTAATAAAAGCTGGGGGTGGCCAGGCTGAGGTGTTAATGCCGCAGTCCAAGGGTGATTACAATGACCATAAGGAGGCGATGGTTGGCGAGATAATGCCCTCGCTCCAAGAGGTAGTTATCCCAGCGGAGTTTGATTTTGAGCGCAACAGCAATGGGCGATACCTACACACCAAAGATAATCACCGCGGTGTCCTGGTTACCAATCAGATAGAGGTTGATTACAACGTCATCAAGAAGGCGATTGAGATTGAGATCCCTAACCAGAAGTTTATTGCTGATTTAAAGGATGACGCAGCGATCATTGAGATAGAGGACCGGTGCATTAAGATGGGGATACCGCATGAGAGAGTACGGTATAACCTCAAGCTATTGGCCAGGGAGTACAACCCAGTCAAGGAGTGGATGGAGAGTAGCCCTTGGGATGGAAAGACCAGGATAAAGATGTTCCTGGACACGATTAAGAGTCCGAACGAGCCCTTGAAAGAGATGCTGATGAGGAAGTGGTTGCTGGGTTGTGTGGCTGCAGCCTGCGAGGAGGGCGGAGCTAATTTGGAGGGTATCCTGGTATTCCAGGGTGCTCAGGCCGTTGGTAAGACCCAATGGTTTGGCAGCCTGGCACCGAATAAGGACTGGCTGCTGGAGGGTGCAACACTCAACCCCCAGGATAAGGACAGTGTAAAGCAGTGTGTTAGCCACTGGATCTGTGAGCTCGGAGAGCTGGGCAGTACGTTTAAGCGTGCGGATATTGACCAGCTGAAGGCGTTCTTAACCAAGAGAAGCGACGAGCTGCGGCTACCGTCCGTATGACCGAGCATTTAGTAATTACCAGCGGCGCACAGCATTCTATGCCAGTGTTAATGAGAAGGAATTCCTTATTGATACCAGCGGCAACAGACGGTTCTGGGTTGTACCGGTGACTGAGATAGACTGGCGGCATGGTCTAAACATGCAGCAGGTGTGGGCCGAGATCAAAGAGACGATGTATGAGTCCAAAGATAGGTCCTGGTTTCTTACCAGTGAAGAGCGCGTCATGCTGCAGGATAGTAATGAATTCTTCAGAACACAGAGTGCGGTCGAAGACCTGCTGCTACAATACATACGGTTCAAGAGTGCAGACACTAAGCCTGTGCAGATGACCCACCTACTCAGAGACATGGGCATCAATAATCCAAGGATGGCGGACTTCAAGGACGCTGCACGAGTC